CTGAGTATGTATTCCCTACCCAGAGTCGGCCAAAAGCTGTTTTGCAAAGTTTAAATAGGGGTACAGCTTGAACATCTCTGGATTCCGTTAACAACCATGAATCTGGGATATTATCAGGAAGTCGATTTGAGATGTTATCTGGAATCGTAGCAAAAGCACTGATAGCAGCACCCGCTCCAACGTTACCCGGTACATGGAAAAGTTTCGTAGTACCTGAATTAATCTGATCACGGGTACGGAGAAAATGGCGACCAACTGTACCTTCTGGTCCTGTATCTATATTGGCCCAAGCAAAGGTTTTACCGAATTGGTCTACTGTTATTGCGACGAGTTCACCGGTTATCGTTGCATCTGCTTTGTAGTGCCCAACGGCCTGCATATCTACAGAAATTTCATTGGAACGTGCTGAGATAGGAGACAGGTTTCCAAAATAATCAATCCACTGAACTGCTCCTTGCCAGATACCTTTGAGGATTCGATCTCCCCCTTCATCTGTAGTGGATGCCTCTTGATATTGGAATGTTCCAATTCGACCTAGGCCGTAATCTTTGAAGATACCCTTATTCCCAGTTCCAAGCTGATCAACAGAGTATCCAGATTCATTCGGCCCCAGGCCATTTGTCTTATTGTATCCGGCTGCAGGATTTACCGTTTCAGGGCCATAACCAGTAGGTGGAGACGGTGTTGTATTATAGCCAAGTGGAAGAATCGTATCCCCATCATAGAAATACGCTCGTTCATACGGTTGAGGAACGATGATAATACCCGTAGGTGTCGCTTCAAACTGACATGGNAATNNGGGTTGCCCATCCGTAGAAAGATTAACTTCTATATCTGGGCTGGATGATGCTGGTCCGATCAATGTTTTCCAAACATCTGTTTCACCTGTATTCCAGCCTTGGTGTACTTTTATCTCATCTCCATCCTGAATGAGAAGAATGTCTCTTGATCTGCGCATCAATAACGCATGGAATATTCCGGTAATCTTACCCGTATACTCAAAAGCCTTTATAACATCGGGTGAGAAAGTAATACCCTTATCTGCGTCCGCACGAGGAACATAGGGAGTCGGACCTTCGATTGAAGTAAGCGTACCTTGTGGAGTAGATACGAAATTCTTAATCTCACTCGCGATCTGCTCTGGGAGTATTAATTGCCCAGATTCGGCCCGAATAATGAGGGGTTCAGTAGTATATCGGAACCGTTGGTCAGCCATACTATAGCCCCTCTCATTTGATTAAACTGCTACAGCGTGGAAACGCTGTTTATGCGAATATAGAGCTTTCTCGTAGATATAGCTCTTATCACACTCATCGCAGATAAAACTCTTACTCGTTTTTTCTACTGCTGCTTTAACAGCTTCTGCAACGGTTTCTTCTTCTAAGATATCCATAGCTGATTCGACCATATCACCAGCTTCGATCTCTTCTTCCTCCTCGTTTAGAATCTCAACTACTCTTTGAGCAATACGTTCAATCAGTTCACCATTTATATCGGTAGTTACCGCATATACAGGATCCCAATTTTTTAGGGGGCTATTAGATTGATTGATAGTTTCGGGAGCTTGTCCTGGTATAAGAAACAAGGCTTCCCAGACATCCTCTCCTCGAAGTGAGATACTGCTAATGGTAGCAATTTCTATGACTCCATTATCGCGAGTACGAGTATAAAAAAGAACATTGGGATCGGGAGGACTTTGAAAAATATGCATTATTCTGTATACCTGACACGCGTTTCACGAGATTGTTTTCCAATTCTAGCCGCCCTTTTGGTTGGCCGTAATCGAGTAAGATTCCCGAAGCGTTTGGTTAAAGTTTGGAGGATGTCACCATATCGCTGAGAAGCTAATGCTGACACTTCATGATTACCCTGTAATTCATATAGAAGTGAAAGAGCACGTTGGATGATTAAATCAACACCCTCTTCATGGATACGGGGAGCATCGTGATCATGTACAAGTGGTTGAGGCCGTCGTAATACTCGTAAATCGACTTCATAACTAGCATCTGGATTGGGCCACATACGGATTGATTGATATCCGTGGACTTCTTTCAATCGGCGGTAGTAGTCAGGAATAACACTACCATTATGGGTATATATTTCCTCAGATCCATCTACTTCTTCTAGTAGAAAGAAGATTTCAGGTGTTTCAATGGTTGGAGAACCAACAGGTTGATCTGAGTACGCTTCATACCGACGAACATAAATTCGTTTTTTTATACCGGAATGTGTAGACCGTGTGGGAGTTAAGAGAGAACTTCCCACTAATTCTTTATAGAAATTCAATGCATGATCGATATTAGGGAGAGTTACTGTAATGATTTGAGTAGATGATATCTTCTGATGAAGCTGATCCATCTCAACTTTAGCACTAATGGGTGATGGGGCACTTTCCCACAATGGTTCATAATGCCCTTGGGGTGATTGAAGTTCTGATTCTCTCTTTCCCCATACATAGGTGAAACAGTAGTCGAAGACTCCTGCGGGTTCTGGCCCCAACCAATCCTCACCTCCATGATCGGTTTTAATTGCTGCTATAGGAGCAGTATTGGGAGCGTCGATCTGGCGGTGGCTCCCCCGAAAAATCACATGGGGCCGACCATTTGTACTGCCCTTATAATCTAGATATTCATATCGTTCCATGTCGTGCTGTGTCGCTACATCCATCTGATAATGGGTATCGGACCACAATCGAGCAGAACGGATCTCACTCACATCGGCTGGTAGATAGTAATGCGGAGTAAAGATCCGATAAGTCATTCCAGTATCGGTACTGTTTGGCCATGGGACATCAATAGTAACGTAGTCAACTGTGTCTATACCGAAAGTTAAGCTACCTTCAACCGTCCAAAACTCACGACAACGGCGACGTAGAACAGTACCGTCTGACTGAGTTACCTCAATCATTCGTCCATCCCAAGTTCCGTCTGTTACCCACGTATTCGTGATCGTTGTCCCTACTGGATAAGATCTCTTCAATACATACGTATCAGAAGAATCGACAGCAAGAACATCAGTAGCTTCACCTGTATTAGAAACTACATCGGATTGAGTGATGATCCGTGCTTCATTCTCAAAAAACAAAAATGGGGCCTCCAGAGATAAGATCTGGTAGGCCCGATTTATGAGGCGATCCACACGTGCCTTGAACTCGGAAGACTGGCTGGGATTCCAATCTACCTGTTCAAGAACACGGGTACGGATTTCACCTTTATTCACTGATTAACCGCGACAGTCAATACGGCAGGTGGCCAACGCTGTTGCTGCAGCATCTTCAGTAGCCCAACCGAAGGGACCAGAGATCCCATGTTCAGTTGAGGTTCCTGACTGGGCAATGGCAATTGAACCAAACTCCATAGCAGTACCAACATCCGTAGTATCCACACACAGACCTTCATCATCATCGATGGTGCCCGTGCCTGCCAATACCTCACCAATACCCCGCTTCAGGATAAACCCATACGAGCCATCAGCAATAGCATGTTGAGCCACACCAATGACTCTACTAGAAGGAGTAGAGGTTGCAGCCAAGATACCATCGTAAGTGGTAGTTGAAGCATCGCGAGCAATCACGCTGCCCTCCACCCACGATCCATTGTCGTTGAAGACATAGATCCAGACTTTTTCGCCCTGATCATCACCTGAAGCAGGTTCATGGTACTCAAAACCGAGTGGCATGACTTGAGTAGTTCCCGTATCGGTAACGGCAATACCCATTGTTCTTGTACTAGACATAATAAACCTCCTTAAGAAATGGCAGTGCCAGCAACGACACCGTTAGCGTTGAGGCGATCACAGTACATCTGCATTGAGAGAACGATTTCCCATTCCCATGCGTCTTGTCCTGGTACTTTCACGGGACCACGGAAGGCAAAGTCTCCCTTGGTTTCCATTCCAGTATCCTCACCCTGAGTATAAATATGCCAAGAATCAGTCTTGAGGTAGTAAATACATCCTTTACTAGCTGCTGCAGAACCATCAAATTGAGACAACGTTGTATCCAAATCTGGCTCAACATAGAACTCAGCTTCTTGGAACATCAGACCTTGCCTTACAGCCTTGCCTGATTCGCCCTTGAAGGAAGTGGCATAACGAACCTGATCATCAAGGTCATCGTAGTAGTTATTGTAACTAGCGATGTCACCAATCATCAGATCTACTGGACCACCCTGTTTTCCCTGCAGAGAAGCATCCCAATAAACTCGTCGCATCTGCTTACGACCGTTGGTCGCAAAGGAAGACACAACTTGGTATTGGTTGTACCAACCTGTGGTATTGCTTTTCGTGATTCCCAAGACTACATCAGTCTGAGAACCTGGAGCAACGAAGTCCAGAACACCATTAACAGCCGTTCCTTGTGGATCGAACGTGGTGTTACCATTCAACGTCAACATACCTTCGACATTGTTGGTGCTACCGTTACCATTGACAATCTGGCTAACGATATATTCGTGGAATTCCATGAGAGCAGCTTCAGGATAAACCTTGATCAATCGAGCGATTGCGGTTTCACCGGAGGCTTCAGCCAAGTCCTTTCCAGGAATGATGAAAGAATAGACCATACGGGGGCAATAAATCTGCCCGCGAGTTCCGACAGTTCGACGGGTTGAAGCATAGACTTCTGAACCTGTTTCGATCCGCGTCACTTTACCAGGACCGTTGGTTACAACGGGGAATTCCAGGTAAGGTCCACCTTGGGTTCCTTTCTCAATATTGCCCTTAAGAAGAACCTTATCGAGAATGGGGTGATGTTGGTAAAATTGTTCTGTCCACTTTGGGATCAACTTCTGAGTTGCAAAGTTTAGAACATCAGCGTTGGTAGGCATGTAATATGTCCTCTAAAAAAATTAAGACCGCTGCTGTTTAGCCCATAAAAGAGCTTCTTGTGCAGCCGACGTTCGTGCTTGACGATTGGAGTTAGCGTATCGCGTCTGTGCGCTTGGAACACTAGCGGGATTATTCCGTTCTGCAGCACCAGATGTAATTTGAGCACCCGGTCGAGGGATCCGTGGACCTGTATCTTTGCCCAATTTCAACATCGCATGTTCAATAGCGACTTGGGCAGGAACACCTTTCTCCTTCAACTCATTTGCCATAGTTACAAACGATTCGTCACGTCCTACCAGCTTAACCGCAACTTCGGGATCCCAGCCTGCATCGAGTAGTCCAATGAGTTCAGTGCGCTTTTCTTCGCTATCAAAAATTTCTGCATTAGAATTTCGAAAGCGTTCTGCGTACTGATTTGCTTGTTCCGCGATATCTGAATCAACCATCTGTTTATACTGAGAATATTCAGATTGAAGAGCATTAATCTTCCCTTCATATGTCTCATTAGCAGCGGTAAGTTCAGCAATTCGCGGGTCTTCTGATCCTTGTAGTAGATCTTGGAGAAGATTTCTTTCTTCTTCAATACTACTATATTTCAGATTATTTGCATCTCTTGTACTGGTCCACTCATCACGTTCAGTTTCGAACGTTTTGCGTTGATCTGCTAAATCCTGAAACTTTTTGGTATACCCACCTTCTAACTGCCGATGCAGAAAACCAACGGGTTCCTTAAGTGTAGGAGGTAACAGATCTAAATTGCCATCCCAGGCTGAAGGATCGAAATCCCCCAAACCGTTATTTTGCGGTGTCTGAACAGATGTGTCCATAACCTCTGATGCTGGAACAGAAGCTACCGCTTCATTCCCAGCAGGCGCAGTTTCCGTCACTGACCCAGACGGCTGGCTAGACTCCACAGAAACAGGTGCAGGGGCTGCTGCCTCTACACTGCTCTCGGGGCTGGTCTGAATTTCACTCATGCTACTGTTTCCTTCCCTTCTTTAGCTTTAGATTTTCGTTCTTTGTCTTTTTCCATTGCTCCACGTACCGCGATGATTAAAGCCGATTTTCCTGGAGGACCACCAGCACCAGCAGGAGGCATCTCTCCCTCTGCTCCTGGGGGTGGTGGGGCCATCTCCGCTCCTACTCCCCCTTCTGGGGGCATCGACATATCTGTTTCATCTGGAGTAGGTGGATTTTGGACAACACCAAATCCTCCCGCATCAAGTGCTCCTAAGATTCCTTGTGCTGTTGGATTTCCAGAAGCGAGTTCATTTTCAATGATCTCTTCTGGGTATGGTGCCCCACCTTCAGGCATTAGATTATCTCCTCGGGTATCTGTGTACGCTGTGTTCGCTGATTTAATAAGGCTTGACGTGCTGCTTGTATCCGTTCTTCACCTGGAGTCCCAGGAGGAAGTGGCTCTTGCGATGTAGTTTGAGGAAGTAATTCTTCTGGATTTCCTGTATCTTGTACAGTTTCCCCTGATTCTGCATGAGTCGAAAACGAGGCAAACATCGGTAACAATTCCGAAACTCTACCTACCACTTCTTGGAGAAGATTATCGTGATCCTGTGCTGGAGGATTTATGATTGCCATATCTTCTCCAAGATAAAATATTCTTACTTATTTATAGGGGGTTTTGTCAAGTTTTCTGTTGAAGCTTTGTGTTTTTTAGCTTCAACGTTCCAATGGGTCATATCTTTAAACCCTTTTTTCTGCACCGTTTTATCTGCTCGATCTTGTAAATTAGCTCGCATATGCCGATCTTCCGTAGATCCTGTCGTTATTTCAGAAACATTTGGATGAGCTTTTAACCAATCTCGTTTTTCTTTATTTGTATGAAATGTTCTGCCCAATTGATTTGATTGTTCAGCGTTTGCCCAAATAATTCCAGCCGAGCGGGGCATAATCGGTTTCATCTTTGCTGGTTTCAAGCATTCGGGACAGGTATTCCTCTCTTTAGAAGAACAAATAACGTCTTCAATAAGACCACAATCTAGGCATTGGATATCGTAAAGAGGCATATCTTATTTTAAGTTCTTGATAGCGTTAATCTTAGCCAATTGAATTGCTTCGTTCCGTGTAGGGGCGGCTGCAGCTTCTGGTGTCGGTTGGGCTTTTAAGCTTTCTTGATACCCTTCAGTTTCTTCTAATCCTTTCGAGAGTAATCCAGCCCCCGCTTTTGTTGCTGATTTAATCTTTTGGGCTGCTTTCAACCCTGCTGCTAATGTTGGGGTTGCTGCTGTACCGGCTGCACCCGCTGCTCCTGCGGCACCTGCAGCACCTGCTAATGCTGGGGCTGCTAATCCGGCGAGAAGAGGAATAATCATTTATGCTCCTGGTTGTGGGTGGCCTGCGCCACCCGCCATTGCGTCCATCGCTCCTACAGGAACATCCGAAACCCCTTCGGGCATTCCACCTGTAGCAATTGTATCCTGTGGTCCCCCTTGGGGCATGGCTGAAGGATCAACACCTTCTATTTGAGCCAATTGTTCACTCATCTGAGATTTCTGTAGCTGTTCTGTTATTGCTTGTTCTTTTGCTGCTGCAGCTTGTTCTTCAGAAACCATAACATCAGAACCCACATCTAGAAGATCTACAAGATGGAACATGAGTTTCCTTGTATCCACATGCTCTGATTGCATTAGAAGTTCCATGAACTGTGTCATCTTCTTAATCTGAGCAGTTTTACTATTCTCTGTTGGACTGTAGGGAATGACTTCGAAATCCACTTCAAGTGGTTCTTCGATTGTTTTTCCCTGTTTCCGGAGTTCTTCTGCTTTCTGTGGATTACGGCTCTGAAGATGCTTTCGAGCAACTGTAAGAGCATCTTTATCGCCCGTAACCCGAACAGGAATTTCTGTTTCGTGATCCAGGAATTCCTCATAAAGTCCAATTACAGATTCTGCCATATGCCGAATAACATCATTAATAAGCTTGGTTCTACGGCCCAAACGAGTTCGCATAGCTGAATCGACAAGAGCCAATTCCGTTGCTACTTCCGAAGAGCCAGCAACTCCACGTGCGTAATCAGGGATGCCCAAGACAAATTGGATTGTATTCTCAATCCGATCACGGATATCTGCAAATTCTGGGAGAAGGGAAGCTGTTGGCGTTTGTCCAATAATATCGCTAAGTCCTGCTGCATTTTTACCCATTAAACGGACTACATCTCCAGGGCTTGTAGCAGTAGCAACTTGATCTACGAAGTCTTCTGGATCATCGCACATTCCTTCATTGATTACCGTAACGGGAATACTTGCCTGAGCATGGCGTAATTCTAAGGTATCCAATTCATTAAGGCGTCGTTGTTGCCGTTCAACAAGTTGACTATCTGCAAGTCCACCAATGTCAGCTAAATTCTCATT